GGACAATCTATTAATATTAAAAATAGAAAGGAATCTTATCGACGAGGACATTGTAAACAACAACCAAAAATATATAATTCAATAAATAAACATGGTTGGAATAAACATCAACATGAAATAATTGAAGAATGTAGTTTAGAACAATTAAATGAACGTGAAATATATTGGAAACAATATTATGTTGATCAATACGGATGGGGTAAAATGTTATTTTGTGAACTTTATGATAGTGGAGGAGGACCTAAATCTCAAAAATTCAAAGAAAAAAATAAACAATCTCATTTAGGTAAAAAACATTCAATAGAAATACGTGATAAAATTAGACAATCTCATTTAGGTAAAAAACGTCCTTTATATGTTGGGGATAATATTAGTAAATCTAATAAAGGTAAGAAAAAAATAAGGACAAAAACCAGAAAAGATATAGGAATACCTAAATCGGATGAAGTTAAAGAAAAAATGTCTTTAGCTAAAATAGGTAAGATATCTACAAACCCAAAAAAACCAATACTTCAGTTCACTATACATGGTGTTTTTATTAAAGAATGGGATAGTATAACATCTGCTGGTGATTTTTTTAATATACCTTATGGAAATATAACTAATTGTTGTAAAGGATTAAGAAAACAAATTGGAGGATTTGTTTGGAAATACAAAACAAATTAAAATTTTATGTAAAATAATTAATGGCTAAAAAATCACCTACAGAGACTATCGCCCACGTGTTGGGCGATAAGTCTAAATTTAACTTATCGGCTTTTAAAAAGTCTAAATTTTTAGATACGTCTACAAAGTTTAAAGAACAAAAATGGATTCCCTTTTCACCAGCAATTAAGGAAGCATTATCTATTCCTGGAATACCAATGGGTCAAATTTCAATTGCTCGAGGTGGTTCAGATACAGGAAAAACAACATTATTAATTGAGACTGCCGTTACAGCTCAGAAAATGGGTATTTTACCCGTATTCATTGTTACTGAGATGAAATGGGATTTTACCCATGCTCAAAAAATGGGATTAGAATTAAATGCTATTCCTGATAAAGAAACGGGTGAGATAATTGATTATGATGGTTTCTTTTTATATGTTGATAGAGGTTCATTAAATGCTATTGAAGACGTATCTGCGTTTATTTCTGATATTTTAAATGAGCAAGCAAAAGGACGTTTACCTTATGATTTATTATTCTTGTGGGATTCAGTAGGTTCATTACCCTGCCAAATGAGTTTAGATCAAGGTAAAAACAATCCAATGTGGAATGCAGGGGCAATGGCAACTCAATTTGGTAACTTTATTAATCAACAATTTCCGTTATCACGTAAAGAAAAATATCCTCATACTAATACGTTTTTTGTAATTAATAAAACTGGTGTTCAACCTGCATTAGTCCCTATGTCTCAACCAAGACGTACTAATAAAGCCGGTGATACGATGTATTGGGATGCTGCTGTTGTTATTACATTTGGTAATGTAACCAATTCAGGTACATCAAAAATTAAAGCAACTAAAAAAGGTAAATCAGTAGAATTTGCTAAACGTACTAAAATTGCAATTGATAAAATCCATGCTGATTGTGGGGTAGCTACAACTTCAACAGTAATAGTAACTCCTCATGGTTATATTGATGATACACCAAATGCAATTAATAAGTATAAAAAAGAACATGCTCATGAGTGGTTCCAAGATTTAACCGATATTGATGATCTACAAGTTGTAGAAGATAATAGCGAGTGGGATGAAGGAAAACAAATTGCTCCTATTATGGATATAGAATCAGATGATAATGAATAAAGATGAATTGTATAAAGCTATAGAAACTGCTATTATATATTGGGATCTTGATAGTAATAAAACAACAAGACAATGAAAAAAATTAAAATTGGAAATTTTTGGATTTTTAGTAATAGGGTAATTGGAGTAGCTATTTTTCCTTTTGTATTTCTTAAAAAATCATATGTTGATAGAATATCTAAAGAAATGTTAGATATAACAATTAATCACGAATCTATCCATTTAAAACAACAAGCAGAACTTTTATGTATATTCTTTTACATTTGGTATTTTTTAGAATATGGTATTAGAATAATTTTAACAGGTAGTACAAATGCAGCCTATAAAAGAATTTGCTTCGAACAAGAAGCTTATGTTAATGAACATAATCTAGAATATTTAAAGAATAGGAAATTTTGGTCTTTTTTAAAGTACTTAAAATAAAACAATAAGACAATGAATAAAGACTTATTAAATAAATTATTTTTAGAATTAAAATCCGATAAAAATAGTTCAAAAAATGCAAGAGTGTTGATCGTAGATTCTATGAACACATTCTTACGTAGCTTTTCAATAATTCAACACCTGAACCCCAACGGACACCACGTTGGGGGTTTAACAGGTTATTTAAAATCAGTTGGGTTTGCTGTTCGTTCTTACCAACCTACTCGTGTTTTTTTAGTGTTTGATGGACAAGGGAATTCAACAAATAAAAAATATCTATATGCTGATTATAAAGCAAATCGTCAAAACCTAAAAGTAAATAATTGGAAGGTATTTAGTGATAAAGAAGAAGAAAGTGAATCTATGGCTAACCAAATGGGTAGGTTAATTGAATATTTATCTCAATTACCCGTTTCCATAATTATGATTCCTAAAATAGAAGCAGATGATGTTATTGGTTATTTAGTAGAAAAATTTGAATCCGACCCAGAAACAGATAATATAACTATTATGTCTGCTGATCAAGATTTTCTACAATTAGTTTCAGATAAAACCGAAATATATTCTCCTACTAAAAAGAAAACATACCATAAATCAGAAATATTAAATGAGTATTTAGTTCATGCTAATAATTACATTAATATGAAATTATTATTAGGTGATAGTGGTGATAATGTTCCTGGAGTTGATGGTTTAGGTCCTAAAAAACTATTAAAATTATATCCCGAATTACAAAGTGAACAATTTTTAACAGTTGATGATTTATTAGATAAAGCTAGGGTTAATGAAAGTAGTAATCAGTTATATACAAAAATATTACATTTTGAATCACAATTACGATTAAATGAACGATTAATGTCGCTTAAAAATGTAAATATAAGTGATGAAGATAAATATATAATTGATGATAGTTTAGAAATGCCTCCTCCGAATCTTAATGTTGGAGCGTTCCTTGAAATGACTGAATTAGATCATCTAAATGAACGAATAAATTGGCAAAATTGGTTAATTGAATTATTTTCCCCATTAAATTGGAACTCAAAAAACCCTGTTTAGATAATACTAAAAGGGTTTTTAGTTTTTTAAAATATTCTTAATTATATTTAATTATCACATTTTAAAGGTTATAAACATTGAGCTCATTAGAAAATTTAGACAAATACGGAAATTCATTCCAGATTAAAGTACTAGGCTTATTATTAACTGATAAGAGATTTTTAGTTAATGTATCCGATTCTTTAACAGAAGATTATTTTGAAAGTCCATCTCGAAAATGGATAATAAAAAAATTACAAAAATACTTTGATGATTTTCACACAACTCCTACATTAGAGGTATTGAGTGTTGAAGTTAAAAAAGAAGATAACGAAGTATTAAAAGTTGCAGTTACTGAAGAGTTAAAACAAGCTTACAAACTATCAGAATCATCTAATGATAAAGAATATATTGAACTTGAATTCAGTAAATTCTGCCAAAATCAACAAATGAAAAAGGCAATCATGACTTCTGTTGATTTATTAAATGAAGGTGATTATGAATCAATTCGTACATTGATCTCTAAAGCTGTATCAAATCATCAAGACAAAAATAACGGTCATGATTATGAATTAGATATAGAATCAAGATATCGTCCTGATGATAGAAAGGTCATACCTACTCCTTGGAAAGAATTGAATACAATTACACAGGGTGGATATGGAAAGGGAGATTTTGTTATTTTCTTTGGTGGTCCTGGTTCTGGGACATCGTGGGCTTTAATATCTATGGCTTTAGAGGCTGCTAAGTTAGGTGCTAATGTTGTTTA